TCACCACATATCAGCGCTCCCACAACACAGTTTCCCTTCTTGATACTCTAGTTCCGGCTTCTGCGCAACACACGTCCCTTTGCGCAAATAACTACAACGAGTATTCCCTGCAGGACAACCCCCACTACGCAACATCTCGTTCACTTTTCTCTGTGCGCAATTACTCATCATAATTATTGCTTGTTTATCAATTTGGATAATCTCAGTAAAGTCCTTCTGCACTTTTACCATCTCTCCTCCGTCAACGGCTCCTTTGGTTTATGTTGATAATCATGCCGCTGCATATGACATCGTTCACACAAGCTAATAAGCTGTCTATGTGTCCCTGCCCCGTCGGTGTAATACTCCTCAAGCGCAAGCTCTGGGTATTGCTCTAAGTGCTTCACATGGTGTACATGGTTTGCTCTTGTGTAATATCCTTTTGCTTTGCAGTCTTGACATTCATACTTATCCGCAGCTAATACTTTCTTGCGTACTCTGCGCCACTCCTTACTAACATAGAACGGATTAGGCTTTGCATATCTCATATCAAAAACAGCCCCACCCTCTATATTTTTGACAGCGGCTGCGAAGGAGAGACACAGCCGCTGCCCCCATTATCATGTGTCGGGATTCGAACCCGAGGCCTCTTGGTCCTGAACCAAGCGCCAATAAAAAAGGAACGGCGCAAACCGTCCCTCTCTATTTTTTCATCGTAGCAATTGTACACCGTGTTTTGCGTGCACAGTACCAACTTTCAAATCATCCGCAAATATTTTGCTATGCCCGTCAGAAAAGCATCCTTTCGCCTGTAAAAGTCCATGCGACTAAACTCCGGCAAATTCAAATACTCAAACGGATACTTTCTCCCACTCTCACAATTTAGGATTAGTTATTAGCTTTTTCATAATAGTTCCTCTTTTATGTCTTAGGTCTTGTAGTTTGCAAAGAGGATGATATCTGCCCATTCTTTTACAATCGCAGCCGTTTTCTTTTCGAGCTTCAGTTCCCAGCGGTCATAAGCGCCAAGCTCATCCGGCTGCTCAAACTTCCTCATCTGAGCATGGCAATTGAGCACTACATTAATCCCGGCTCCTACGACATCTTCTAAAAGATTGAGTAGTCGCCCGAACTCTTCCTCAAGGAATACATAGCCTTTTCCGTAACCTATATCTTCAATGCTGGTCATTTGCTTTTTGGCACATATATCATTGATGCAGAGCATTTCCGCCCAGTCTGCAGTATCTATTACAAGTGTTCTGCACTCCTGCGGATGACTCTTGAAATACTGGACCTGTTCTATGAGCATCGCCCAGCTGCTAGGCGATGGAGTCCTAGCAACATCCATAAACTTCGTACTGCCTTCAGTATCAATAAATATAGGATCGGGGAACTGCGATGCGAAGGTACTCTTGCCTATGCCCTCGGGGCCATAAACAACGCATTTTAGGGCACTCCCAATTTTCCCCCGTATAATCTGCATTAAAATTCACCTGCTTTCCATGTGGGTTTCTTTTCTATCGCCTGAGTCGTGGGAACAGCATAGCCATCTTCAATAATTATTGAGCACTCGTCGCCGGTGCTGACACGAGTAGCAATAGCTTGGAGTTCCTCACTTTCGAGCCAAGCACCAAACTCCTGCAGCGTATTGAGATCCATCTGCTCGAGTTTGTCCAATAATACAAACCCGCATTTGGGGTTGATTGCTCGAACAATAGCAGTTGCGACCTTAAGTTGGTCTGAACCGGACAGACAGTCCCACTTATATCCGTTATATGTAAGCTCACCATCTTCGACAGAGAGTCCTTCCAGCGGAAGCTTGGCACCGTTAAGCAGATCAAATTTAGCTTTACGTGTAGTATTGATTTCCTCCGTCAGACCGTCATATTGCGAGGCATATTCCTGTGCATCGGTTTCAGCCTTTTCCTTATCGAGATTGGCGCGGACTTTAATATTGATAGCTTCAATATTGGTGATATTGCGTTCCAGTTCTTCTGTCGATTCATCATGTAGGTCAAGCGCTGACTTCCGGGCTATCTCGGCATTCTGTTCAGCTAGCTGTAGGCGCTTTTTAGCTTCATCAAAAGCGAGCTGAGCTTGCGCCAGTTCACGGTCGCAGTAGTCACGGCGTTCCCTCAAACGCTGGTTTTCGCCGTTTCGCGCGAGGATCTCCTGTTGCTGCCGAATAAGCTCTGATGCAGAGATGAGATCCTTGGGGGCATCCGGGTAAAACGTCATCTCGGCAGCAAACTTTTTCTTCTGATCGGCAATCTGGCCAAGAGCATGGCGACGATTATAAAGATCGCTTTCTTTGCGTTCCAGTTCGTGGAGCTGATCTCCTACTCCGATGATCTGCAAGAGTGTGTCTGCTTTTTCTTTATTAGAGGCCTGCATAAACTTTGGAAGGTTTAAAGCAAGCACTTCTATGAATTCATTAAGAAGCTGCTGACCGCTTTTGTTGCCGTTCGGGTCGATTACCTTGAGATCTGAGTTTTTACCTTTGCGTTCCACGATCAAGCCATTGGATAGTTCGATATGAATTGCAGGAGGTAGCACTGACCCATCTCGGGCTGCTTTTGAGGGGCGGAAGCGGTCTCCACCAAGAGCCCAGGCAATTGAATCAAGAACGCTGGTCTTGCCTTGGTTGTTATCTCCGCCAATTACTGTCAGGCCGCTAGCTTCCGGTGTAAGTGCGCAGGCTTTGATACGCTTGACATTTTCAAGCTCAAGCTGATTGATTTTTACTGACATGCTTGACATTTCCTTTCTTGCACCTCATAATGAGGTTAGTTATTATCCTCATGCTCTCAGTTGAAGTTGCCGCTTCGCTGGGAGCTTTTCCTTTTTCCCGCACACCACGGGCATATGTACTTTTTCTCGCTCCGGCCCAGCTTGGATACATTCCATCGCTGACCACAGCAGGAGCATATCCGGTATCGCTTTTTCATGTGCTAACCCCCTTTCCTGCAGCTACACCAATGCAGTACACAGGAAATAGATCCCCGTACAGAGCCAGACCAAAACTGCGGTCTCATAGATCCCTTTGCGGACCTCATAGCCCGAAAGCCCAAACTCGCTCTTAATCCAGGTCAGCATGTTCTATCCCTCCTAATATGTAATTGACTGCCGCAGTTCTTCGAGCGGTATATGCAATCCCCTGCCCAGCTTTTTGAGTTCTCCGTATGTGAAATTATCAGGTTCTCTTAGCCGATTTGAAATTGTGTTCGGACTGCATCCGAGAATGTCTGCCATGTCTATACATGTTTTCTGTTCCGCCTTTGCCGCTCCGGCTATAAGAGCGACAAGTTTCTTTGACGAGTCAGGCTTGTCCAGTTTTGTTCGCGGCATTGAATCGCCTCCTTTCTGTGATTGTCCTCCCCTTCCCTGAGTGGTAAAATGTGGGCGAAAGGAGGTGTTCTTGAGCATGATTGACAAATTAAAGCAACGTGAATTGGACATGCGAGGAGTTCTCTTACATATACAGAGAAAAGCACCGTTTGAAGATCTCAGTTTTGAAGAAAGGCGTATCCTAAAAGAGTGCTATGATGCAGGCTATTTTGAGGGTGTTGTCATTTGCGAAATGGCATCAGGCAGAGTTGTTGCGGAATATCGTCACGAACCACGGCTCCCCGTCCTTCTGAACAGTACGTACCTCTATGTTGTTGTAGTTAAAGATTTGAATTTCGTTCATGAGGTTTCCTTTCTAAAATTCGCATATCATGCGACAAACTGGCTAAAAAAAATGGCGTTTGCTTCGCCCTGTGTTAGCCTAAGAGCTATAGCTATAGCGTCCGCCTCTTTGATAGAAAAACTATCCCCATTTGAGTTTAATTTTCTGTATAGAGTGCTTTTGTCTAAACCTATACAGTCGGCAAGTTTTTCGACGGTAAGTTCTCGCTCTACTATTTTACCTTTAAGCTTGTTAATATTAACCATGTTATCCCCTCCTTTCTAAGGGCTCAAAATTCGCACTGTATGCGACTATTTATAAAATACACGGTCTTGTAACATTTGTCAATACTAAAATCGCATATTGTGCAATTATTTTTCTAAACTGCGAATTAATAGTTGCACATTTGCGAATTATATGTTATTGTATGTGCAAGCCAAAAAGGAGTTGAGTTTAACGTGACAGTAGGACAAAGAATAAAAGAAAAACGCATGGAGCTTAATCTCTCGGTTGATGAACTAGCCGAAAAACTTGGTAAAAACCGTGCTACTATATATAGATATGAAAACGGTGATATTGAAAATTTGCCGATTACTGTTTTAGCGCCTATTGCCGAAGCATTGAGAACAACTCCAGCATATCTCATGGGCTGGGACGAAAAACTCCCCTCTAATGCAATTCCTGTCCCCAAGATGCGCCGCATTCCTGTTCTTGGCACAATTTGCGCCGGCCTACCTGTTCTGGCCGAAGAACATATCGAAGGATATGAATATGCAGATGTACCAGAAAGTGACGATTATTTTTTTCTGCGCGTAAAGGGCGATAGTATGATAGGAGCACACATTCTTGATGGGTCGCTTGCCCTCATCAAATCACAATCTTGCGCGGAGGACGGTCAAGTTGTCGCTTGTATCATTAACGGCGATGAGGCTACATTAAAGCGTTTTTATCGTCAAAATGATATGGTTATACTCAAGCCTGAGAATCCTGCGTATAACCCGATAATTGTTCCATGCAATGATTTCGAAAGTGGTTATGCTCGGATTCTTGGAGTGGCTACTGAAGTAAAGCTTAAATTATAAAGTAATTAACCGCGATGCGGTAAAAATAAGGAGGAATTATTATGAACGAAAACATTCAAAATGAGGTAGTGAAAAAACCACTATATAAAAAGTGGTGGTTCTGGGTTGTGGCAGCCGTGATTATAATTGCATTAATATCGGCCATCGGCGGCAAAGACGAGAACCCGGAAAACAAATCGGATATTTCATCTGCGAACCAGACTTCTGACAATAACGATTCAGAGAACGACTCTATGCCTGAAGAAGCAGGGAATGGAACGTTGGGAGATTATACTGTTTCCATCGTAGACCATACGCTTACACAAGATTATGAAGGTAAGCCTGCGGTTGTAATTACATACAACTGGACAAATAATAGTGATGACACTACAAGTTTTGCCGTTGCTTTAAATTCAAAAGTTTTTCAGAATGACATTCAGTGTGATATAGCGGTAATTATGGATAGCAACGTTTATAATGCCGATAACTATATGAAAGATATAAGACCAGGCGCATCTCTTGATGTTCAGTTAGCATATGTCTTGCAAGATAACACAAACCCAATTGAGGTCGAAGTGTCAGAGCTTATAAGTTTTAGCGATGATAAGATATTAAAAAAATTTGATATAGCTTAATGATAAAACTATACCGCTCTCAACACTGAGAGCTAATAGGACTCGGGTAAACAAAAAACCGCCCCCAGCGCTACCAACACTGAGGACGATTCATAAGGCGGATATACTGGACAGCACATCCGCCTCTAAATTATCATATATTTGGAGGACTTGCAACATGAAAGTACCAGAGCCAAGAAAAATAAGAGGTGGCAATTACTTCATACAGCTTCGACTTGGCGGTGAGAGTATCCCTGTGATAGCTTCGACGGTGAAAGAGTGCAAGGATGCCGCCGCACTCATAAAGGCCGAGTACAGGGCAGGAAAACGGGAAGCGCAGAAGAATAAAGTTAATCCAACGCTTAGACAAGCTATTGATAATTATATAGCCGTGAGAAGTAACACGTTGTCACCCTCCACCGTTGACGGATACCGCAGAATACAAAAAAATCGCTTTCAGAGCGTTGCGGATGAAAAGCTAAAGGACATAACAGACTGGCAAAAGCTGTGCAACACAGAAGCTAAACTTTGTAGTCCGAAAACATTGAGAAATGCTTATCGGTTTATTGTATCCGTCTTGACCGAAAATGGTATACAAGCCCCAAAAGTAACATTGCCGCAAATCGTATCTAGTGGGCGCGAGTGGCTTGACCCAGATCAAATAATGCAACTTGTCAAATCTGTCAAAGGTAAAAATGAAGAATTATCAGTACTGCTAGCCTTGCATAGTCTGCGCCGTTCTGAAATTCTCGCATTGGACTGGAAGAATGTAGATTTGAAAAATAATTGCATAACCATCAAAGGCGCGATTGTGCCAAACGAAGAACATAAATTTGTAAAAAGGGAAGCCAACAAAAACGCAACGTCAAGCAGAACTGTCCCGATGATGATACCAGAGCTTACAATTGCTCTTAACGCAGTTGAAAACAAGAATGGTGCTGTAATGACTTGTAGTCCCCACACCGTTTGTAATCGCATTAACAAGGCTTGCAGAGATGCTGGATTGCCGGAGGTCGGCACTCACGGGCTGAGACACAGTTTCGCATCGTTGGCTTATCATCTCGGCATGTCAGAACTTGAAACAATGGAGATAGGCGGTTGGGCTGATACACAGACAATGCACAAAATCTATACGCACCTTGCCAAACAAGATCGCCTAAAAGCTGAAAACAAAATGGCTGATTTTTATAAAAACGCTAACCAAAACGCTAACCAAGATAAAAAGGCTAGTATTATCAATGCGTATAGCGTCAATTAGTTGCGGTTCGAATCCCCGCTGAGTCACCAAAAAAAAGGAAATCCCGTAGTCATTGAGATTACGGGATTTTTCTTATTTGCCTAGTGTTTTCAATGGTTCCAGCCGTTTTGCGATACATTAAAACATTGTATTACGCTGTAATATATTAATACTTATTAGCGTTTTAAGAAAGATTTTACTAATGAAAATGCTAACGAAAAGCCCCCCGCCATTATTGGTGAGGGCTATAATCTTTAAGGCGATACGCTATTAGCTCTATCACATATGCAGGTGGTGTGTTTACTCCCGTTTCCCAGTTTTCTATCGTGCGCTTGGGGATATGGAGCAAATCGCTCATGCCCTGCTGTGTCAATCCTCGCTCGATTCTCATGGTGCGAATTGGCGAGGTTTCATGCTTAGCCATTTGCCTACTGGCTTCCACCGCTCCGGCACCGGCGTTGCACAGAACGTTAAACTGCTGCTTTGCTTTGTTTGAGCTCTTTTCCAA